ATGAAATTTAAAAAATGTTTTCTGCCTGTGGCAATTTTAGCGTCATTCACCCTGGCAGGATGCCAGTCAAATGCTGACGACCATGCCGCCGATGTCTATCAAACCGATCAACTGAATACAAAGCAAGAAACTAAAACCGTTAATATTATCTCCATTCTTCCCGCAAAAGTTGCCGTAGATAACTCACAAAATAAACGGAATGCGCAAGCCTTTGGCGCACTTATTGGCGCTGTCGCAGGCGGCGTTATCGGCCATAACGTTGGATCTGGTAGTAACTCCGGAACAACGGCTGGTGCAGTTGGTGGCGGAGCTGTAGGCGCGGCAGCGGGTACTATGGTGAATGATAAAACCTTAGTGGAAGGTGTCTCTTTAACTTATAAGGAAGGCACCAAAGTGTACACCTCCACCCAGGTGGGTAAAGAATGCCAGTTCACAACGGGTTTAGCCGTTGTTATTACCACCACTTATAACGAAACGCGTATTCAGCCAAATACAAAATGTCCTGAAAAGAGCTAACTATCAGGAGGACTCATGAAGAAAGTTTTTCTTTGCGCCGCCATATTAGCTGCTGTTAGTAGCCCGGCTTTCGCCTCTTCATTACAGGATCAACTCTCTGCGGTCGCAGAAGCTGAACAGCAAGGCAAAAATGAAGAACAAAGGCAGCATGACGAATGGGTTGCGGAGCGCAACAGGGAAATCCAGCAAGAGAAGCAACGGCGCGCAAACGCTCAGGCCGCAGCGAATAAAAGAGCGGCAGCAGCAGCAGCGGATAAAAAAGCTCGCCAGGATAAACGGGACGCCGAATTCACTGCGGATAAAAAGCGCGATCAAAGTTATGAAGATGAGCTGCGCAACTTAGAGATTCAGAAGCAAAAACTGGCGCTGGCAAAAGAAGAAGCGCGCGTTAAGCGTGAGAACGAATTTATCGATCAGGAACTGAAACACAAAGCAGCGCAAACCGATGTTGTACAATCTGAAGCTGACGCTAACAGGAATATGACTGAAGGTGGTCGTGATTTGATGAAAAGCGTGGGTAAAGCAGAAGAGAATAAATCAGACAGTTGGTTTAATTAATCGTCTTTCCACTACCAGGCCTGTAATTCGTGAGGATTATGGGCTTTTTAATTGCATAAAAAAACCTCCAGTGGATGAACAGAGGGTTTTGTTACCAAAATATGCTGAAGCCTCGTACGAATAGAAAACCTCAGCATTTAGTGTTCGGGTTTATTCCCACTCAATTATTTACGACACACATAACCATTTGACTGATAACAACTTTCTGAAACCTGATTTTCACCGTACCGTTTTATATACCGTCACCGGAAATCAGTGCCACGATTTTTGCTTCTTCAGTGAATCGTATTGCTGTTCGCAGGATTCTCCTGCAATCCGATACTTTTCAGCCTCAGCTGCTGTTGCGTTGTAAACTCGGTTGCTTTCTTCAAGCATGTCGGCGAGCACACCGATGACCTTGCTGGCTGGCGTGCCAGTGGGGAAAGATCCGGTATAGTGTTCGGCGAGTCGCTTGGTTTTGTCAAGCTCGGCGCGCAGGCTGTCAGCAGCGGCATTAGCATGCTCAGCATCAACACGCGCCACATCGATACGGGATTGTGCTTCACGTTCAATTTGTGTTTTCTCCTGATCACGTTGTGACCTGGCCTTATCATCAGCCTGTTTCTGATCTTCCTGTGCCTGCGCATACCCGGCGTCGTACTGACGAATGCCGTGTGCATTCCAGGCTACAACTCCTGATATGACCAGAACAGCAAGCATCGCCATGATAACCAACTGTTTCCAGTATGCTTTTGCGAATGCCCAGATCATAACGCCAGCACCTTACTGGCAGTGATGTATCGCGCGCGCCGGTCATCAATGCCGTTCCGGCCACCATTGATAAGCAGAGTTACACGTGCAATATCTCCGGTATACTTCATGCAGCCTTTGCTGGAGAAGAACCACGCCGCGCTACGAGCCGCGTATTCGTCCTGCGCAAGCAGTTCAGGACTCTCCAGCAGGTCAACCTTAAGACCGTTTCCACAGTCACGATAGTTATTCAAACCGGTAATCTGGATAAGTCCGCGCCCACGGTAGTTCCAGCCATCGCCAGGAGCATTGTTACCCATGCGTTTGCTGTACACCAGATTGGCAATCGCTCTCTGGCGCTCAGGTGGCAATGGTGGTTCGCCTGCGCGTCGCCCCAATGCGTTGGCCTGTCCCTGAGTGAGACGCCCAGCCCGAACAAAGTTAGCCAGTCCGCTGACGCTGTAGTTGAAATTTTCCTGCAACCGGGTGAAACCTCCAGACTCATGCCCGACCTGAGCAATAAACATTGCCTGATCTTCTGGTTTGCTGATACCAAACTCTTTCATCGCAGAAGTTATATGCGAGAACCAGCGTGCGGCCAGCGCCTCGCTAATACCAGCAGCTCGCTGGAATTGTTTAATCTCCATGTTTAGACCTCGATACTTTAAAAATTTGAACGACGTTACCGCGCGTTTTAATAACCGCAGCGAGCATGACAGCGTTGATAATGACCTCAGATAAATCCACAGCCATTGGCGTGCGGAACCAGATTGCATAGGCAACACGAACCGGAATACTGGCCGCAGCAACAATCAGGAAATAAGCAAGCCACCCCCCCCATCTTCGATGTTGAGATCCGTTACGCCGGAATGTGACAACACGAATTGCTATGCCAGTACAAATAACTGCATTGGTGATAAGCAAAAAAAACTCATGCGTTACCATCGTCTTTTCTCCCCGGAATTAACTCGCGTGGATTATCGGAACGGTGGTAGAGCCATATACCAATACGCACAGCAACAATTGCTGACACGAATGCGCCAGCAGAGAAAACAATCCCTTTTTCAAAAGAGTCCTGCGTGATAGTAGGGATCAGGCTGGCTATGCCGATAAGAATTGATGCTGCTGGTTTATAAAAAAGAAGGCCGCAGAGAAAGCTAAGCATCGACAAGAGTACACGACGACGAATGGGATACTCTACCGCAGAGGTAACAAAAATTACCGCTCCAGCCAAAGCCCCCAAAGCAACCTCAGGAGGAACTCCTGCTATCACCGCCGCCAGAGAACTCATGCTAAGCCACTGATTTAAAGTTTCACTGGTTAGTTGAGCTGACATGTTTTCCACCGTTTATATGCATAACTACCTCCTGAACAGTAAAGCATTATGCATGATAAACCATTTATGGTTTTTTGTTACTTCAACATCGTCAATCCCCTGTTTTCATGCCGATAATAAGGCTCACCTTTTACATAACACTGAAGAAACAACAGTACAGAAATGATTCAAACTATGGAGATCGGGTTGAATACCGCGCCATCAAATGGCGCGGTAGCGATCAAATAGAGAAATAAATACAAAAACAAAAAATGACAGGAACAGCAAAATCCAACAGACTTCCCACATCCCACACGCGTGGGTCAAAACCTCCCCACCATGGCATGTTGATACGTTTCCCTTTCCCAAACTTTTCTATCCAGCGATATTCTGCCTGGGTGTGTTCACGCGCAATGAAGAACGTACAACCGGCTATCGCACCGTAAGCCCAGTTTCCTGTTATTATTCCGAAGAAACATTGCACAATTATTGATGCAATAGCATGGACAAAAGGAGAATAGTCAATATTATTCATCATAACACCTTCATGAATAAACCATATTCTGCTTACACAGCACAAATCCTGATCGTTGCTGTGATATCAGTTTCAGTGCCATTATTGAGATATAACCTACCGCCTACAATTGACATCCCAATTTTGGTAGAAACTTCTTCATCTGCAGATGTCACCACCACGTTTGTTTTATTGTAATTACCAAGCGGAGATTCATCAGTCGAATGCCCTGGCCTCAATATCATTCCTACACCTGCAAAGAAATTAGGGTTCCCATTATTTATAACATCCACACAATAAGATAATGCGCTTTTACTAAGTGGGATGGATTGACTTGTATGTGCCTTAACCCACATTTCCCATACGTATTCACTTTTACGTATCGCCCCCTCACATGAACCAGATGCATGGAATAACTTTCCTGATGATACAGTGTTATTGGTGCCAACAAGAATCATCTGATTTCCACCACCAAAGCCAAAGTTATCACCAAGAGATGGTCCACCATTAATCCTTAACATATATGCATCAGTACTGCCTGATGAGGCGTCAGAGTTATCTATATATACAGTGCAATCACTTATAAGAACGCCATCAATCTTATCTGGCGCAACAGTATTAGTTTGGACAACGACGAACTCTCTGGTGGTAGATTTTGCCGAACAACCTTTAATAATTGTTGGTGTTTCAAGAGTATATGTTTGAGTAATAAAAATGAAATTACTAGGACGAAGCTTCCGATTAACAGCATTTGTTGCTTTCCACCATTTATTGCTTGATTCGGTTGTTTCGCTAAAGCCATCAATATAGTGAGTATCGGTAATAGTAATTCCGCTACCATAATACAAACGAATCGGAAGGTTGCTAAATCCTCTAATCTCGCAACCAGATACTATCTCATTAAAACCACGTATAGTTGCGCCATAAAAACAGTCAACTGCCACATTGTCTTTATATTTAGACTCTGCGGCACCACCATGACTACCAAACCCATAGGAAAATTCAGTCCATCCTTCCGATGGAAATATAATCCCACCAGTATAACCAGTTCCGCCACCACGCATTGTAATGTTGGTTACATTATTGTAGAGAGAACTCCAGTTACTCCCTCCAATATCAACACCACGCCTACAACAAGATGCATTGATATTGTCCACAGTGCAGTAACTGCTATTGGAAACAGAAACAGCATTACCTGTACCACCATCACCATTGAAAACTCTATTGATTCCATACAGAGATGTATCACGAACAGTGCATCTTAAGCAGCCTAACAAGGTAATCCCAGCATTCGGGAAATTTTCCACACTAGCGAAACTGGCAATACCGTTTACGCAATATTCGAAGACAACCCCATCATAAGCTTTTTGTCCGCTAGTTGCATTGGTAACTAACCCGTGTATCGTCCCAACATGAAAATCTCCAGAAATATTAAATGTAGCAGGATAGACAGCCCAGGCCTCAGCTTGCCTAACCAAACGAAATGTATCTCCTGCAGCAGGTTTATTTGGGAATCCAGTGTCAGCATTACTACCAATAGTAAATGTTTTTGTGTCATCATCATATGCTGTAACCATTTTGGTTATACCAGCATTATCTCCCGTTAATCCAAGAATTTTATAGAGTGCATCACGAGGTGGTGATGTCACTGAGAAATTTGTAGATGTAAATGATTGCCCACTAGATGCGCCAGTAACTGTAACTGTAATATTCCCTCCTGAACGGTAGTAATAATATGCATCCTGATCTAATGTCACATTATTTCCACTAAGTGAAACGACTTCAACAATTTGCCCTTCCTGCCAACTTCCTCGGTTATCTCCACGAACAAGGTGGTTATTACGAATAACAAGCAAATCTCCGACAGAAATATCAGACACATCATCAAGAGTCACAGTCTTTTCGCCCAATGATATATCTCTCGTTATGAAATTATGCAATTTAGTACTTGCAATTCCACCAAGCTTTATTGCTGAACCTTCATATCCTACAACATTATTTGTGCAGAGCAATTCAACCTTTCCTGATGCCACCCAATCGAAGCAACCATATGGAATGGAAATATCTATTTGTGAAAACAGGTACTTTCCTGCTGTCCATTCCAAACGCTTTCCGTTAGATGCGCAGTAAATGATGGCATTTGTTATTGCGTCTGTATCGTCAGTAATGCCATCCCCTTTTGCACCAAAATCGCGAACATTGACGATATCCCGCATCTTATCCTGGAACGTTCTGTATACTGCTCCAGAACCATACTGAATAAACAAACCAAAACCACCAACAACTCCGGCGATTGCAGCATCGACATAATTACGCATTGAGCGATTATTTACAGCATCCTGCTCAAGTGATGGATCTGCAAGGTTAGAAATTCTGTTTTGTTTTGCATCGTAATATTTTGCAAGCAGAGAGGGCTTCATCAATGCACGTCTGAACCACCCAAAACATTGCTGGATCAGCATCGTCAGATAGTCAAAGGCATCCTCATGCACTTCGGGGAAAAATTTTCCCTGATTGCGAAGGTCTGTCTCCTGCACTACATCAAGCACACGATCTATCGTAATTCGCCATCCAGCAGCAAGCGGAGACGGAAGAACCACAGAACCGCCACTATAAGTGCCCGCCCCAGTTACCGTATAACCGGTATCCAGAACCAATTCTGTTACGTTCCCGTTCAGGTCAGACACCTGAACAACCAGGTCTGATTTTCTGAAAATTCGAAAAGTATACGGAAACGATGTCGTAACGCCGTTACCTGTGTATTCGTTGTGGTCAACTTCGGTTGAGACCGTCATGTTAAATCTCCAGATAGTCGCAGCACCCGTTGCGCCGCATATCTGGTTATTCTATTACCTGAAAAACCACATATGGATAGAAAGACTGTAAATACGAATAGATATTACCTTTCAGGTAATTTGCAAAACGTGCTGGATAGCAAACAAATTATTTGCCACTGTATAAATATACAGTTATTGCATGGAGAAGATAAGATGCAGCAGTATCACTATCCACTGGAAGACGGATTTACCGAAAGGATTCACACGCCGGGAGGCGTCAGATCACTGGTGGAGGGATCGCACTTGATGAAATTACTCCGGGATCTCGATAAGGATGGATTTAATGTCGATGGCCCACTTGCCGAACTGACTGCACTGATTAACTACGTCACCAGCTCACAGATGTCTATGCAGGATCTGCAAACACATCTCGACTATTGTGCCGAACAATTACGAAAACAAACCCGGTAAATTTAAAGGCCGCAAGAGCGGCCTATCGTTTCGCTTTGTGCTCGTCCCAGCACGTTTTGCACCATGCCATTAAGCCGTCCGCATTTTGATTATTAGGGTAAAAGCTGGTTCGTTTTCTGCGGACATTACAAATTGGGCACCACTTCATATGACGTGTATTCTTTGGGCCATCGAGACACCTTGCACACCACTTAGTCAATCCATCTGGATTTTTTGACGATTTCCTGAATTTTTCATATGGAAGGTTTATTCTGCATCGCAAGCACTGCTTGCTACCGCTTGAAACTCTGTTAGCTGATTCTTCTTTTGGCGGCGATACAGAAGATATTCTTGCTGGCTCTGATACTGCCTGAGGTGCTTTTTTAAATGACTGAGACGATATGTCATCACCAGGGAATCTTCCATGATATGCCGGACGCGTTGACACTCCAGGTGGAAGCTCAGCTGTAAACGGCTTTGGCTGAATCAGTTGCCTCTCTTTTGCTAACTCCTGCTGTTTATAATATGTCTGGATTACCGCACTATCATAAGCAGGAGGTGCGGAAATATTAGGCGCATTACCTCCAGTTTTTTGAAACTGAGTAGAGGTGTGTTCTATCACCTGTGTACGATTAATCGTTATCTCCCCATCTTCGGTCTTTATCGTTTTGTTATGATTAACGACCGTACGATCAGAGATCTTAGTCTTGTTCTGGTTGATAACGTAAATAATCACCGTAACCACACCAACAACTATCCAGAAAACTTCCATTGCTTTTCCTCACAATAACATTACCTTAAAGGTAATATCTTGCTTTCAGGTGATCAAGCATTAAACGCAACCAACCAAATACGGTTGATTTTAATATTTATTCGCGTTTATCATTACCTTTGCGGTAAATTTACATCGCACTCCTCTTGTGCCATAGTAATCGGGCACTGGCAAAATCCAGTGCCGGGATTGGCGTCCCGGATTACTAAAAGGCGCATTCACCGCGCAAGCGGTTTTTTTATGCGTATAGCACGGCCACATTCGTATTATGGTGGGCTGTGTGGGGGCACCGAAAGGTGCGCCGGGTCCTTTTAGCCGGTTACGCCAACCCTGCACAGTTCACCACCAACCGATTGGCGTCGGTAGTGGTGATTAACCAGACTAAAAGGTAACCACTATGACAGCTACAAAAAGCACGTCCATTTTTTCTTTCGAATCCCAAGCCGATATACGGGTAATCGTCATTAATGGTGAGCCATGGTTTATCGCTTCAGATGTTTGTCGGGCTATAGGCATAGCAAACCATCGAGATGCTGTTCGAAAACTTGATGATGATGAGAAGGGCGTCGCTTCAACCGACACCCCTGGCGGTGAGCAAGAATCGATCATTATCTCCGAGTCAGGCCTCTACACACTGATCCTCCGCTGCCGCGATGCGGTGACACCAGGCACTATCCCCTACCGCTTTCGTAAATGGGTTACAGGTGAGGTTCTTCCTCAGATCCGCCGCACCGGAAGTTACATTAAAAACTCGCTCCCGCAGGAAGAACGCATAAAGATGGTTGCCGACCAGGTTGCCAACGCCACGGCGTCAGCAGTAATGCAGGCGATGAAGATAGAGAACAAAACCTACAGCGCCCCGCTGAAGCCAGGATACCGCAGTCTGATTCACTCGCCGTCTGGTGTTCTCGGCCTGACGGAGAACTCACTGCTGATGAATCTGCTGAACCAGTTACAGGAAGACGGGCATGATGTATCGGGCGCGGCGGCGGAGCTGACCACCATGTTCTGCTACATCGTCGGTGTGAGTAAATGCCTGCGTGATATCCAGACGCATGCGGAGTACATCAACGACAAGGCTGGGTTCTTCTGACGGGCGGCGGCACAGGGATGTGCCTTTAAAATAATCATTGGCGATGTGATGTAGATTCGCGTAATATTACCTTAAAGGTAAACCATGTGTTTACATGAGGAGGAGATATGGGATTTTGGTTCGCTCGTACAAAAACGAGGGATAATGCACCCAGCCCTCAGGCAAAAAATGCAGAAGTTCCGGCGTCAGCGCAGGTTAACAAGCGTGGTGGAGTATATATCTCATCACAGCAAATTTCTGAGCTTCCTGAGGTTAAGGAGATGCGTCGTCTCGCTGCTGCAATTGTTAAACAGGATCTTGCCACTGTAAGGAAGTAGTGTTGCTAGCTCTTCTAATTATCCCAATCCTGGTTAGCGGTTATATTATGATAACCGCTAACCAGTATCATTATTTCCGTTTATACCGACACGAAGGCCAGCTTCTTTATATGAAAGTAGCGGCACTAGGTACATATTGCCTTGTTGCATCAGTAATAATTGCAGCCGCTATAAAATATAAATGGCCTGATTTTCACCTAGTTCACGATATGGTGGAAACTTTTAATGTAACATCAAAACCAGAAACAGATAGAATTTACATGTGGCTGCTTCTTCTCTCAGCCACATCCATTTGCTTCTCTTTGTGTTATGTGTCTGTTGTGTGGGTGAAAGATTTTCTTCTTGGTTGTTTTTATAAACGTGATATTTACGAGCAAAAAACAGAGGCAATGAAGGCCAGAGTACTGCGAAAAACTTACTCGCAGGGTTCTTTAGACTTACTATTGCTTGATGCTATTGAATCGGATCCTAAACGACCAATGCTGATTACTTTATCATCAAACAAAGTGTATGTTGGAATAATAAATGGTTCTGGTGAACCAACGGAAAATCAGGGTCCGCATCAGCACATATCTTTTGTTCCTTTAATGTCAGGATACAGGAACAAAGAAAACTTATCTGTCACATTCACTAATGCTTATCCAGGAGAAATACAGGTCAAGCGGACTGCAGCAATAAGAGGAATTAGCAGAAAGAAAGTGCCAGGACTTGAGATCATGGTGTCTATTGACGAAATAAGTTATATATCATGGTTTGATTTTGAAGTATATAAAGCAACAAATAACAAAGTAGAATCCAGGGGGCACGTTATTCGTGTTACCAAAAATGGAAGAAATATATATCAAAGAAATAGCAAAAAAGAATAGCCCGCGCCGCGGGCTTTTTTGTGGACGAAACAAAAGTCAGTGCTACACTCATTGACGCCACATTGAGATGGCTTATAGATGGAAATTTCACAATGAAAAAAGCATTTGCTGCACTGTTCGTTTTGTTGTCTCTGGTAGCTTCAACTCAGGCCTTTGCCGGTCGTTGTCAGCACGACAGCGATACTGCTGCTGACGGCTCCCGCTGCGGTGGGCGTTCTGCGGATTCCCGCCCGGGCGGCGGTGGCATCCGTTAAAAACAAGGCCGCGAAAGCGTCCTGTTTGATCACTGTGCAGTTTTCGCTGATCGATTTTCAGCTCTAAATTCAAGAACCGTTTCAATATTTCTTTCCTTCAGCATATCAATAACATTTTTATTCATTTGACTATCACTGGTTAATAACTGGTAAACGTTGCTTCTCTCTTTATCAGAGTTTTCTTTAACAGCTGCTTTGCATGCCAAATGCTTATTGAAATTTTCTACATCGCTAGTACAGGAATTTACGGCTGCTGATGAAATATCAGACGCTGAAGAAACACCATCATCCAAACGTTTTATAGCATTTTCTATACATGAGTTAAGGGAATAAACGACAACTGAGCGATACCCTTCAGACGCACACCATTCTAAATTTCTTGAAGGATCGAGTGGTTTTACTTCGCTGGATTGAATTAACTTGTCAAAAACTGACTTATATTCAATCTGTTTTTTATCTATAGCCCATACTTCAGTAGCTGATTTATAATTCCCCGTATGCCTATTAACATCAAATCCATGTTTTATAAGCAAATCTGCCCATGAAAGATTTATTGATTCATTGTTATGAGGCCATTTTCCTGTCAGAACCGCCCCCATAGACCCCATATATCCGCCATATGATGGTATAGCACCATGGCTCAGTAACTTCTCAGCAACCACAGGGCAATTAATTACATAAGAGGCGTAAAGCCCATTCCATAAAGCCCCTCTATAGTAATCGCCACGATTAGGTTCTTTTAAGTCGATAGCCTTTGATAATTGTTCACACGTTTTGCATGCATCAAAGTTATCCTTATTGCATTGCAATGAACTGGCAGCTGTAGGATTTACAGAGACTATTGAAAGCACTATGCCAAAAAACAAATTTATTTTTTTCATCCTATTTCATCTGCTCTTCAACTTTATTTAGTAATGGTGATATCGCCCACAGATTCTGAAAAGGTAGCATTTTACGGACAGCGTGGGTTTGCTGGCTGTCAAATTCTCCGTTAAGTACACCATTTGCAACCGTCGCGGCATCACCGCCAAGATCAAAGGTAGGACCAAGTAAAGCACCAATAGCATTACGACTCTGAAACCTTGATACCGGAGGCGCACCAAACATCGCGCCAAGACCAAACCTACCGCCGCTTATGTTCTCAACGGTATTCAGCGGCTCAGAGAGCCAGCCAAGCATTCCGCCCCGGTCGATCCCCTCTTTCACAAGGTTATTCCAGCTGTAGTCAATATCGCGACCGCTTAACTTCTGTTTCATCATATAGACCATTGAGCCAAGCGCAATCGTGCCAAGCGCACCAAGATAGAATGCAGCATCGCCCTGCTGGATACCAAATACCAGCACCCTGTTATGCTGTGCGAAGATAAACGTTTTAAACTGCGTGATCATCTTCCAGCCTTCTTTACTAAAAAACAGCGGGGTATCACCTACGCCAGGCGTTACAATCACTGAGTCTACATCTTTCAGCACTGCAGACTGGAAAATCTCTCTAGCGAAACGGTCATCCCACAGATGACTATGCCCGGTTAACAGCCCGTCCATATCCTCTCCGTGCTTCCCGAATTGCTCCCCGATTCGGCGCAGAACATCTTCATTGATGCCGACCTGTGCCATCTTCCGCATTTCACTTTTGGAGAGCGTGCCACCAGCAGAAACTTTGCGAGCCGCGTCAAGTATCCTCGACTGCACTATCATCCCGGACCATGATTTAAGTGCGCTGTTCCACTGATTCATCAGCGTCCAGTTACCGAATTTCTGCGTCATCCAGTTCAGACCTCGCTCAGCGGCGCTTCTCCGGCTATAGGGGTCAGTAAGATCCGCTATAGCCTTTGTACGCGTAGACAGGACATAATCAAGCCCAACGGCCATTTCTCGCAAATCCCTGGTTGCAATTTTCACTGAGTCCATATTTTTAAGCATGCTTACCATTGGTCCGAGAGATTTTCTCAGGCCATGCTGCATCATCGGTCGCATCAGATCAGTTGCAGCGGAGACAGTCATTCCACCAAGCAAACGGAGGAAGTTAATATTCCTAGCAACTCGCCCGGCACGAACAAAGAAACTGCGTGGATCTTGAGGTGCACCGTAAGTACCAAGCAGTCGATCACGCATAGCCGTAATATCCCTAATATCAGCCTCCCGTTGCTTCTCAAGAACTGCACGTCGTTTAGGTGTTTTAGCCTCTTTTATTAGCCGGGTATATTCCTCACTAACCTGACGGATTTGCTCCCCCATATCTTTACGGCCAAACTGCGCAGTCAGCTCAATTTCTGGTGCCACCTGCCGGAGATAACTTTCCATGATGTAGTTAACATCTGATTCAAGAAAATCTTCTATACGCTCATCAGGAATAAGCAGCGTTCTGCTTTTAGTGAAACCAGCCCGACCAACGAGTCTCTCTGGGATAATATCGGCTGGTACAAGCCCGGAAGGTGCGCCTATTATTTTATTCACGATCTCGTCAGCAGCGTCCTCTGCTTCCTCTCGGGATAGAGGCTCCATCTGCTTCAGTGCTCGTTCGCGGCTTGCATTCAGCCTTGTGGTTGAATTTGCCCGTTTTTGCAGTCGGCGAAGCTCAGAACGATATTTCCGTGGATTATCCAGCAACTCCATATGGCGCTGATAGACAGGAAGCTCACTCTTTGCCTGCGCTATATCATCAAGGCGTGTTTTAAGGTCAGAGCTTTCTTTCATCATTCTTGCCTGAAGTTTTTCTGATGAAGTCTCGGCCAACTCTTTTTCTATTCTTGTAAGACGCGCCTGTGTGTCAGTCTCCTGAGATATAAGCTTATTTCGTTTATCCAGTTCTTCCATGAGTAGAATTTTTTTACCAGACCATTTCTCCGCTTCAGCGATTTCACTAGCGAGAGCATCAGCGCGCGGTGCCGATTCCTCTACAGTTTTTAGCAATGAATTTATCCTTTCAATTCGCTGACCTGCTTTGTCAGCACCTTTGGCACTAATCCCTTGTATCCAGTTGGCAATTCGCCCTCTGAATTCAGTGCGGTCGGAAAGTATCTTATCGAACTTATAAATGCGGGGAAGATAACTTTTCGCCGTCACGACATCGATATCTTCAGGAAGGATCCCCAGTTCCTGCATACGGGCTTTTGTGGTCTCGAAAATGGGGCGGATTCTGGCGGCTGCTTGTGAAACCTCAGGAATATCACTCTGATCACCACGGCGCATAGCCATGCCAACAGCTTCATTGAAATCAATAAAGTTCATCCTCTTCACGCCGCGGGCGCTAACAGATTTGCTGTACTGCTGGTAAGCATCACGAGTAGCTTCCATCTGCTTATAAAGCATGGCGTCGTATTGCTTAATCTTAGTCTCGACTGCTGTAAACGTAGCCAACCCCTCATCATTTTTGGCGAAGAAATAGTTATTTTCGGCAAGCTGCTGGTTAATCTGACGGGAGACAAGAGATGGTGATTGCGCCAAGCGGCCAGCAGGAGTGACACTCAACGTTTTGTTAGCAAGTCCAAGTCCAGCGAGCTGTTCCTGATCGAGTGTGGTATTGAAAACCTGAGCTGCACCAATGCTTTGAGGAGAATCCATACCTCGCAAATGATTACCTACTGAGTTAACCACTGCCTCGCGCGCGCCAGGTCCAGCAAGTAGCTGTGCACCAGCACCAAGAATCCCACCAACGAGAGCATCAACAACAACGTTCGATACGCTCTCCATCGGTGAGCGAGCTTCCTGAGTGGCCTGTAATGCGGCCTCTGAAGCAACACTGCCAGCAGCATTCGCCATGGCAAAACGCCCGGCTGTTTCTGCAATACGACCGCCACGAACGACAGCGCCGAACGGAATAAACATAGAAATCGCATTGAATGGATCTGCTAATCTCATTGCTACAGAAGAGACTGTACCAGCAAATCCCAAGCCTGAATTGTATTCCATGTCAGCTCTCTGCTGATCGATTCGATGTTTAATTGCCATTGTTTCTTCAGGCGAACCGGAGTTGATAAACGAATCTGCAAAATCTTCATAGCCTTTAATATCTGCTGCATCGTTATCAAATGGGTTATATCCTTCAACCCTGTCAAACTGACTGAAAGGAGCACTGGCAATAAAGCTACCCAGCGTGTTATCTATACGAAATGCTGCTTGTCTAGACCTTTGAACGCGTTGATCACTGGTAAATGGGTTCACAGCAGAAAGCAAAGAAGGTGTTTCCATATAGAAATTACTGTCATCAGGTGCTGCTATTTGCTGAATATCCTCGCCAAGCAACTCTTTAGGATCCTGTTCATATATCGGCATTATTTGCCCCCTGCGTATATATTGCTCGGAAGGTAATTGGCTGAACCATAACCGAATGGTTTGGTCAGATCTGGAGGAGTATATCCATCTTTATTGCTGAACTGCGGCAGCGGATTGCCTTCTCTCCGCACTCTAGCCTCATCAACACGCTGTTGCTGGAACTGAATGGTTTGCCTGTACATTGGAGATGTCAGCTGATCCGGCTTGAAACGAACAGGGAGACCATTTTCTCCAATATAATTTCTCGGTTCTATCGCTCCGTTTGCGTCAGGCTGTAAAACCATAACAGCATAACTCCTATCCCTTGCCGTAAGGCCATCAGAAACAAGTATTAAGTCCGTATCACTGCGAGGACCGCCAAAGGATTTTGATTTAAGCTCGCGTTTTTCCTGCTCCCACTGCCCCTGTATCCAGTTACCAGCACCATTATTTACTCCGTACAATGCCTCAGGTGCATACTTCATAACCTCTGCTTTGCCATTAACCGTAGAAACTCCCCAGGTGGTTCTGATCATGGCATTGGTCATTTTCTCAGCCTGTTCTGCATCGCCACCTGTCTGTACAAAGTTAGCATCGTAAATTGTCTGGTAATCTCGCTGATAGGCCGCATTTGATTTTCCTGGATCGGTAATATCCGGAGACCACGAACCAAAGGAAGTCAGACTGCTGGCGTTATTTTGTGCAGCAGTTGCCCTCGCCGCGACATATTTTTTGTCTCGCATGGCAGTGGAAAGCATCTGTTTCATTCGGTCATCCTGTTGGAACACCTGGCTGTAAGCCATATCAACAGCCTTATCCTCCGGCACGCCAGCGCGGGAATAATCGTAAACCTTGCCGTAAAATGCCATCGTACTTTTATCAAGTGTTGCCGCTGCCGCCGGATTATTATCGAATAACTGACCGTAGAATTTTGCCATCGGGACAACCAGCGCAGGATCTCTTGATGTTGCTCCACTGTTAAGCATTGTTTTAACCTGAGTTGGTATCATGCCGCTTTTAGTTGTGACGGTGACCAGTGTATTGATGCTCTGCGGATCAGATATGGAAAACGAAGGCGCAATATCCTGCGCGAAATAACGGTCTACCGCTGCCTGATTGTTTTTGTCGTTCGGGTCCAGCGGGAAGTTATTTTGCATTGAAGACACGAACCTGTTTCTTCCCTGCTGAATCTCCCAATCCCTATCCATCTCTTTAAATTTGGCCTGCATTTTCTCCCAGCGTTGCTGGTTAGCTGCAAATCCAGGAGCGTTTGGATCCTGTGGACGTAAACGTTCAAGAATGTCTTGTCGTCCTTCTGGAGTGAGGTCTTTAGCGGCACCAATGACACCTCCATATTGTATCTGCGCCTGCATATCCTTCCACTTCATAGCGCCAATGCGCGGACCATTGGCCCGGATAAAATCGTCCTCAGAAGGTAACTGCTCAGGTTTCAATCCTTCATCAAGGGCTGAATATGCATCTTTAACTACGGTGCTAAGCTGGTCCGCATACTGCTGGCGGTACTGATTTCTCAGCTCATTAGCCTGCCTCAATGCCTGTATTTGCATTTGAGGGCTCATAGCATCAAATGCCGCATTGCCCGTATAACGCTTAGGTGAATCAAGGTTAGTTAGACCAAGGGCTGCCGAGATACCAGTTTCAAGCTGTTCGGTGCTATAAGGCATACTGCCATTTTCGTGTTTAATAATCCCAGCACATAAAGCAGCTAGTGTCTTTGGGTTAGAGATATCAAGCTGATCATTCTCCCCAACACCAAGCTCACCACACAATGCCCTAATATAAGCATCAGTATTATTACCATCACTAGCCGGAGCATAGCGATTAACAATCTCGCTAACGGTGTCATAGCCTTGACGCTGGTAAGACAACATATTTTTACCCAACGCGCGGATTCCATGCTCAGGGGTAGCAAACGTTGCAAAACGTCCATCGCTACCGATCTGACCTTCCCACGGGTTAGATTTGCTCGCTTCAATATTACCAGGGTTATTATTACGTAAACCACGAGCATCCAATGAATTACCATGTGACATTGCACGACTCACACCGTCAAGATCCCCTGGCTCTCCATTAACCTGAAGAAACTCGTTGTATTTTTGAGCGATATTTCCTATCCATGCTTGCTGCCCCATTTGTTCCTTGAGCTGAGTTTTCTGCTGAACACGCCACTCATCAGGAAGCCCATGCGCATCAGCGTATTGATCAATAGATTCAAATCGCTGCTTGGCTAAATCGACAAATGCTTGGTTATCGCTATATAGCCCCGCAGACTGAGTGACAGCCAATGCATTTCCTGACAAATACGTTTGATCTTGGAATTGCTGAAACTGCCCAACTTCATATCGACGTGCCTGATTGTAATAAGACTGCATAGACTGCTGGAGTTGAAAGGATAATTTATTCCTTTCCTCACTTTCAGGAATTGAGCCTAATAATGCCTGAGCCCTTTCCTGCATATTTTTCATAACAGCGTCACTCTGACCAAGAGCGTTTTTACCCTGTTTAGAAATCAGCCCATTTTCAGGGTTGTTAATCTGGTCATCTGCAAATTGGTTAAATTGCAGTAACGCCTCCTGGGCCATAGCAACATTCGCTTTCTGCCTGGCTTCACCATATGCCACCGCATACTGATCTGCGACATTCGCCAGCACCTGACCTGCTTGAGGAACATCGAAGGTCTGAAAACCACCGGTTTGCACACCACGACTTTGCACCTGGCGTCCGGATGTAGTAGGAACAACAGGCATCAGTAACCTCCTATTTTGAATCGGGAGTCAGAATTCATAAAACCTGAGTTAGATAACATTGGCGTCCCACCACTAGATGTACTTCCTTTAGAGAACGGACTCCACGTCCCACCAAACATCTGGTACGCACCGTATGCCTTCAGAGGCGCAGTGAGCAATGTTGTTGCTGCTCCCACATTCCCCTGTTTACGGGCTGAACTGGCTTCTGCTTTATAGTTGGCAGCCTGAACCTGATAACCGTAAGCCTCGCGTTGCGCGTTATTCACCGTCGTCAGCGAATCAAGAGCGCCAAACTGAGCAGTGTCACCAAATATATCCAGCGCGTTACCGGTAGATAAATCAGCGCCGGTAGCCCCCATTGTCGCCGCCTGTGTACCAAGCCGCTGTCGGGTCTCTCTGCGCCGTTGCTCAGCTTCAGCGTTACCCCTGTTTATTGCATCATTTGCCTGAGCTGTGGCTATATCTGCGTTCGCTTCTGCAACCTTCGAGGCATACTTTCCCTGTTGGTACTGGGTGTATGCCTGAATGCCACTCATGGCGAGCATTGCGCCACCAGCAATAACCGGATCGCACATTATTTTCTCTCCATGTGAAATCTGTGGAAATTAAGACCAAGAGCACCATAAGGCGCGGCTTCTTCAAGCCTGAATCCAAGCCAGTGCAGCCATGCTTTGGCAACATGGTTTCGCTCGTCGACGTAGTTTTCCAGGCGCGGATAAACTGCCAGCATCTGCTGCAATACAGGGCGGCAGTGGCGAAGAAATGTCTTCTGATATTTTTCAATACGGCTGGTTCCGACCAGCCAGGGCGTACCATTGCCACCGATCATTGACGCCGGAGATACACCAAACATGGTTACCAGTTCTCCGTTCGCGAACCCTGACCAGGCCATAGTCGCAGTGCGCAGACCAACGCGCAGCGCATCTTCGGTAGTCATCAGCGATACCGCATACAGTTCGTCAATATCAGCCTGACGAACATCCGGCAAAATCATCTGAAGATGCTCTTCGGTAGCGGGAATAATTTGAACGTCGATCATCAGAATCCCCCAACAGTAAGGCGAGGAATAACGGCAAGAACAGACAGCGGCAACGGGTCAAGCTGACGGATTTTTACACGTCCGTTTTTGCCCCAGTTACTGTCCAGTTTCACTTCTACTTTTCCGGTAGCATCATCAACAGGATCATCGTAGAACTCGAATTCACGCTGTGGATATTCGTACCATTTACCGCCAGGCGTAGTCGCCCAGATGCCGCGGCTGGCATTCACAACCAGAGTAACGGAGGGGATCACCTGTTTTTTGTCCAGCAGCGTTTCCTGTCCGTTAATGTTGATATCCAGTGTTTCGAATTCAGCAGTTATTGGCAGACCGATGTGCACTACAGCCCCCGGAGATTCCAGCGTGACGGCACCTCCGGAAACAACTTTCTGTGGCTCAACATTCGCATCAGAAAGAATGTTTACGGTCTGTCCTTCAAGATGAGACAGGCCTCCAAATGTCCGGCGCGCCATCTGCCAGTTCGTGGTGGCCGCATTCCTGAGGGATGGCGGGAGGTTCCTGTTGGCACGAACCACTACAGCGGTATTGCTGGTTACAGAAATAATGTCGCAACGTAATTCTTTTGACACTTCATCGCCAGTATCAGGATCAGTTCCAGCATAAGGGAACTGTAGTTGCGCACCGACATCACTACTGGTGAAGTACGCACCACCAGAAACACTGATTGTATATTCCGCGCGGTAATCCCATTCACCAGAACCACCAGTGATGGTCATCGTTCTGTCAGACGTATTTCTTCCATCATAGCTAAGGCCAGAATCAACAAAGAAAGCGTCTTCATCGCTGGTAAATAAACGGCTGGACAGTCTCTCGATGTATCTCACTGCTTGCCCGTTAACGGTTCGGTTAACGACGAAATACACCGCATCTTCATTGCCTTCGCTGATACTGCATGTGCTTTCATATTTTCCGGTACTGGACTGTGGTGCCCATGCAAAAACCTGCTGATCACGCAAATAGGTCATCACCAGTAATTTACCGTCATCACGAATGCAGAAGGCGCTGGAGTAAGGGACAATCGAGAAGCACCAGTCAACAATGCTGTGCTTCTGAAAAAGATGATTGGCAAGGATGGTCAGGTCGTTCCCCTGATAGCCGTCAACATCGAATGAGTAGGCCAGATCACGGACAACGCTGCCTTTCTCCTGGACGAACAAAGCAATATTCGCCACGGCAATTGGCGGGACGTTGCTTGAGCCATTTGATCCCTGAGAGCTGAATGCAAATGATGATGGGGTTAACACTTTGTTCTGGTCGCCGGTGATGACGTACTCACCTCCGGAAGTCAGCGCCACCAGCGAACCAACATCAATCAGGTGACGGATCTCATTAACCTGACGCCCGGCATAGGTGTAGATAATTCTGTCGTCATCCTGCGTAGGATTGCTTTTGCCAAAATCCTTATAATCCCCAGTACGGCTGGCCCAGATAGTCTGAGGGAACGCAGTCGATGCGGCGAAGTAAAGACGTTGTTGATAATAAACAACAGTGCCAGGATAACCATTAACACTGTTCCAGGCATATTTAGCCCATTTATAGCTGGCATTATCCTCGCCAACGACCTGCGAAGGGATATAGGAAATCACCTCAGCAGTTGCAGTAGTGCCATTTACAGCAGTTATACGGGCAATGCCAAAACCACTGTGCAGATACTCCCACTCAATGCCAGTATCATCATCACCGGATCCGCCCCAGCCATCCCATGATGTGCCTTCTGTATGCGAAGGGCGCAAAGTGCCTGTTTTGCCTGCTGTAACGGCGCGATAGTAGTTACTGTCTGCACGGCGAATATCACCAATCGACGTACTCTTACTGGTTTCCCATACCGGCACTGAATCCACTGCAGGCTGTTCCAGATAGAACAATTTGCCTACCTGCTCCGCGCCAAAAATAGAGGCGCTTGCCGTTAACGTAATTGTCCCGGTGCTGGCGCTGGCATAAACCGTCACTGACTCGTCAATATTGATATCTTCAAATGGCCCGTTCTTCGTTACCACATCAACCAGTTGCCAGTTGTCATGAGCATAGCGGCGCAACTCTTTCGGCGGGTATGCCGGATGAACCAGCGTAAGCACGTCGGCGCTTTGCGTGAATTTAATTCGGAACAGATCGGCTTCAGTATATGGCGTGGCAATTTCATAAATAACATTGCTGCTGTTCAGCACCAACGCACCATCTTTGATAACGCGCATGTACTGGTGTCCGAACTCCAGAGCATAGGTCTGAACAGTCGAGAACTGGAACGGGATCAGGCGGCATTTCCGATTTGGGTATTTGGCGGCACCGACAAAACGCGTACCCGGTCGATTCTCAACGCCGCCATACTGCCGCACGATAAAGTTATCGCACTTGCGCAAAGCCACCTGGTACTTCGCCATGTCGATACGACCGTACAACGACGGTCCAATCTCACCACCGGCAAAGCTGGGCTGGATCCAACTGATAGCCATCAGGACAACCTCGCAATAGTAAACTCGTCAACCGGTGGCTGTGGTTCCTGTGATTCATTCTGGCTATGCGAGCCAGCACTAAGAATCACGCGATTGTACATATTGAGGGCAAACGTACCGAGGTCTGCATTCCCAGTCAGCGCCATGTTAATAGCTGCCGCAAGACGCCAGGCCAACGCCTCCATAAAAATGGCATCAAACATGTTCACATCTGAAACGCGAGAGACATACTTGAGCCATGCCTGAGGCTGGTCTGTGTAGATCAACTTTCCTGTTCCGTTGGTGTCTGCACCAACTTCGTACTGAACGCGCATTGCTGCTGTTGGATTGCGTACACCAGGAAGCATAATTTCAGTAATGCGCAGACAATCTGACGGGTACTGATACGCATATTCCCAGTCAGGCGGTGGATTGCTCGTATCTGCAAGCGCCACGCGTTTGGTAGCAAAGTTCCAGTCAAAATCAGAAAGCACAGCATCACGGCAGGCCTCAAAGTGCAGCGAACATTCCCCCGCTTCCTTGCTGGCTTCCTTCAGGCTGTTAATGCTGCGGCTATTGCCAATATTGGACAGCGCACGATTGCAGATCTCTACTACAGAGGCCATTACTCACCCCCATTGCCGTACAGGGTTTCAGCCGCTGATTTTTCTACATCCCCGGAAACAGGAGCGATCGCCATATCAGTGATCTGCAGATCGGCGCTGCGATTAACACCATCGTCAGTTTCTCTGGCAGACAGGCCTCGAATAACAGCCTTTGCAGTTATCATCACTTCTGTTCCGACGCCCTGAGGTTGCGCCTTCAGCTTATTCAATGTGTCGTTATTCAGCGTGATGCACAGCCCCCACGGGTATTCATCGCGAGTTCTGGTTTCTCCGCTCTCATCCTGGTAGCTGTCAGTGCCGGTTTTGAGGTTTACGAGTTCCATATACACTCCTGCAATAAAGGGGCCGAAGCCCCTTGTCGGATTCGCGAGGCTTACACGCCCAGTTCTTTACGCTTATCTGCGATCTTCTCGCGGAGCGTTTCGGCTTTGGCGTTATGGTGTGGCTTCTCGTTAAAGAGCAATTCGTACTCTTCACGGAGCTTATCCAGTTCACCATCATCTGACACATCGTTGATGATTTTGGTGCTGGTTGCTGCCATAGACACCTTTCCTGCTACCTTTGCTTTTGCCTGTCTGGCTGCATCGTTAACAGGTTCCAGTGCGCTACCAGGCTCACCTTCGTATTCGATTTCTGCCCCCTCCGGCCACAGTGTGTTATGGATATGAGAGAGGCGCAGAACGCGGTATCTTGGTTTCTCACCTGACATCGATATCACCTTAACCAGTTACTTTTGAGCGGATCGGGTACGGCGTATTGGCATCAACATCAAGACTGATACCCGCAGTGAATTCGCCAGCCGTTAGTGGGCCAGTTGCGACGGAGTAGTTAACACGCAGATATCGCTGAACACCGGCAGGCACCTTTGCAGAAACAACTCGTTTACCTGCTGTCAGGGTGGTCTTTGCCAGTGCGCCACTATCATAAATAGTGGTCCATGAGCTGTTATTCTCACTCGTCTGCAACTGGATGTTTACAGTTGCATCACCGCTTGCCGCGGCGGCTGTGTTAACCAGCGCCCAAAATTCAAGCGGGTAACCCACGCCGATATCACGACGTTTTCCGTCAATTGGACCGAGATCGATTACGTCAGTAGAAGCCGCGGTATTCGTAACCGCCTGAGCTTCGGAGAACATCAACAGTTTGTCGGTGATCATCTTCTTTCTCCATTAGTGGGTCTGTTACGACCCACAGGTTAATAACAGGCGTTACACCACGCGGGCTTCTGTTTCCAGAAGCGCATCAGTTTCACGGATTGGTACACCACGGAATGAAGTCCACCACTCGCCTTCAGTCTCTTTTACGCTGATAGCCAGAGATGTTTTCTCCAGAGACTGTAGATCAAGAGCCTGGCCTACAGTGCGGTTCATGTAGAACACCGGGCGGCCCATGCCACGGTTTGGAATGCGATGCAGTGCTTTAACCATCAACTTCGCAATATTTGCGGCAGAGGAAGGTTCTGAAAGATTGCTGACATCGATGTTTGCAATGCGAACAACATAACGCCAGTCACGCAGAGCAAGTCCGTTGTCCCATTTGTAATGGGTACGGTAGCCTTCGTACTTGCCGCCATTCGCATCTTCCAGTGTCACCTGGCCTTTATCTTCCATCTGGATGCCAGCCTTCTGCCCTTTCGGGAAGATGCCATGCACGGTGTTTTCGCCCCACACCACTAACCAGATTGAGGTGTTATCTGTACCCGTGCCACCAGCATCAATGATGTTCTGAGCATTACCCGCAGACAGGCTGGAATAGCGGGAGGACAAACCCATAAACTGCTGAGGGTTAACGCTGGAATCACCATAAAACAACGTCTGCGCCATCTGCTGATTCATCGCTTCAATAAATGCGCGGTCTTCAGACAGGCGGAATTCGGCGGTATTACCGTTCAGATCAGCCAGTGACTTATCGACTTCAGCATAGGTTTCCAACATGCCAACGGAATCGGTGACCTGCACTGTGGTTGATTTGCTTGGTTGTACGCCATAGTTCAGCAAACGCCAGGTAGCTGAAGGTAAACCAGAACGAATGGTGGTTCGGTGTCCGGTAGGAAGGTTCCCTTCGACAAAAGGCATATCCTGAAGGATCGGGTTAGTTTGACCGAGAAGCTCGATAATCTTATCGACTTTCCCGTTTGGATCGACGCGCTTACCCCAGTCAGCCAGCGTTAGCGCAGTTAAGCCTTTAACAGCCATTGTCATTTCCTCTCTTATTTGCCATAGAGCACTTCGGCCGCACTACGCTGGCCTTCATTACCACCGGTGACCATGCCATCTTCAGACATCGCCTTTCCGATTTTCACGAACGTTTTGACCAGATCAGGGTGATTACCCAGCCCGGTGGTGTTCAGATATTCTTTGAGTTCAGGTGTCCCGAACTGGTCAAGCGCACGCTGTGCGGCGCTAAGGTTAGAAATCAACTTGTCGCCACCGATTTCTTTGTCAGCTTTTACATCCGCAGCCCACTGCTCGGTTGTTTTCTGCCAGGCTTCTGCCTGGCGCTGCTGAACACCTGCCAGAATCTTCGGATAAGCATCAACCAGCTTTTGCGCTTGCTCGTTGGTCAGGTTAAGTTCTCGCGCCACCGGCTCGAATTCCTTCAACGCTTCTGTATCCAGCTCTACGCCTTCGGCAGCCTGAAACTCGTACTTCTCAGGCGCACCCTCTGGTTTATCGCCGCCCTTTTTTTCATCCTGCTTATCGTTTTCAGGCTTTTTGTCATCAGCAGGTTTATCGCCATCAGCAACAGGTTGTGGCTTATCGCCTTCCTGTTGTGATGGATCACCAACTGGAGCAGGGGTATCACCTGCAGGCGCTGACGGTTCTGACGCAGCCGGAGCTGCTCCACCATCGACTGGTTGCTCATTGCAAAGACGGCGATACAGCAAACGCTCAAATAAATTCATGATCACTCCTGTTCACTGGCCTCTTTGGCCATCTTCAAATACTGTTCAGGGCAATGCGCCATAACGCGCTGAAACAGTTCCAGCGCCAGATTGCGTTGCCCCTCATTAAATGCCATTGCCATAGCGTCCATCGGTGAGATAGCGGAAAACACACGGCCTTTCTCCAGCACCGACCAGACAACGCGACGCCCCTGTTCACTGCTCATGACAAAGCGAATGTCATCAATTTCACGCTGCGCCATGTCACGTTGCTTACGGGCGTTTTCTTCTTTCAGTTGATCGTCTTCGTAATCTGTCATTGTGATTGCCCACCCTGACCACTAACTGCATTCGCCATAGCTGACAAAACACTCGGATCCGAAGTTTTAGCTTCGCTTAGCGTCTTGGCACCCTGTGCCGCCGCCATCCCCATCGCCATCATTTGTTGCTGCTGTTGCTGCTGTGCCCGTTGCTGGCGAGCCTGCTCAACCTGTTCCTGCGGAACAATGACGGTTGGAGACACTCCGGACATATCAGCGAATGCATCGATCGCCTGATCAACGTTGAGTTTGTCGAGAGCTTCTGGTTTCGCTTGCGCAAGTTGACCAATGAAGTTGACCGTAGACGCCAGACTGGACAAGCCGATAGACTTCTGCGCCTGAGCCATGACGGAAATGTATTCGACCTTCAGGGGCATACCTTCCATCGCGTCAGGCGGTGGCGGCAGCATGTTTTTACGCACCATCATCGAGAAAGCGCGGTCAATGAGAGGATTAAGACATTCGTCGTTCAGACGCTCCAGAACCGGCCCCAACATCAGAAGTTTTTCTTCTTTCATTTCGATCACCGCTTCAACAGGCATCGAGCGGGTATTGATGTTCTGCAACATCATGAACAGATCGACAAAGTAGGCGCTGTTAATGATTTGACGAGTGTCCTGAATGTCTGCCACCAAATCTGCTGTACTGGGGTTAACCAGATAAGCAGGCCTGAAGCCATCCTGACCAGTAATCTGATCGATATACGTGATGTCGCCAGGAAGAAGGGAGGCGCGCTGATTCTTGAGGGAAGTCGGAGCAACCATCGGCGGATTGGTGGCTTTATCAATCAACTGCGACTTGCGCTTCTGGAGAAGCTGCAATGCCTTAACAGGTCCAAGCGCCAGCATACCCGGGCATGATGATCCATAAACATCTTCGCCGTTAACTTCCCAGCGCGGAGCCATAATTGGAAACTCATCGAATCCGGACTCACGCAACAACTTGTCGTTATCGCCACCAACCTCGTAATAAACCGATTTGAATGGCTTGTTCTTGCTATCCAGCTTCGATGTATCGCGGTCAATGTTCGGGTAAACCGAATGCATCACTTCAATCCACTTCTCGTAGGTGCCGCTTTCCCACATGCTTTTTACGGATTCGCTGACGTTATTTAGCCCGAACTCCTGAACAAGCTGACGAACAGTCATAGAGAACTTACGAAAACATGTGTCCACACTGCCACGAGGTGAGTTAGCCAGGTAGTAACTACCTATCGGGAATGGCATTGTGCGAATTATGTCCTCGTCATCCTCCAGCACCGCCATTGCACCAGTGCTGTATGTGCCGAGGCTTCCGTATAACTGCGGAAGAGACTGGTAGAGATTCGACTTATTGAACATATCGTTCATGCGGTTCTGCACCGCCTCAAGCCACAACTTAACAGGGCCATAATCCATCATTTCAGGATCTGGCGTAGCCAGGCGAAACCACGGACGCGCGGGACTTGTGATGCCTGACATCATGCCGCTGGCGAGAGTGCGCGCCGCCATAGTCCCGGTCGAATCAATAATGCGTGTATTGCGTCGATCGTTACGGTTGACCTCAGAAGTCAGAAAGCGGGAACCACGCGGGTTGATGTAATCACTCAACTCGCGCCAGTGCGGCTCGAACGACTGACGCTCGCTTTCAAGTTGTGCGAACTGTTTGTTCAATCGCTCTTTAGTTGTTTCCGCCATTTCAATGACTCCGGTTACTGACCAAGCAGCGTTTTACCGCTGGTATTAGCGGTTGATGTGTCGCCCTGAGAACCGGTAAGCAGCGTAGAACTACGACCAGCAGCAGCGCGACGGCGACGAGTTTCTTCGTCGCGGGCATCAACAACGGCGGCATCCTGCTCCTGTGGTGCGGCCTGAACTTCTGGTGTTGCAGGCACTGATGGTGAGCTACCCATGCACATATCAATGACTCCGTACGCAATTAAATTATTACCAATTTAACCACATATGATTTATTTATCGTAGATAGTTGACATTTAACGCACGAATTATTACCTTTCAGGTAACCAAAGAATTCATTCCGGTTACTAACCTGACTGGCTTGTCGTTAAATTGAACAGGTGGAGTGAGCTTTTATTTTGAGCAGTACGGCGTATGGCACATGCGCCGATAGCGGTCTGGATACGTTTAAGGGGCACCCTCCCTTGCTCGGGCAAACGAACCAGGTAGCCGGAATGTGCAAGTCGAGCGGTTTTATTCCGCGCACGGGGATTCACCATCCCGGCGATTCGGTGTGACACCTCGGAAGAGACGAGGGTACAACGATGAGGGCATTTATGGAGCCGCGACAAAGTGTGGTGCCTTAACAGGCTAAGTGCTCTCAGCGTTGTGGCATTAGCTCAGCTGGACAGAGCAACCGCCTTCTAAGCGGTTGGTCGCAGGTTCGAATCCTGCATGCCACGCCAGAATCACGCCTAAGGACCGTGATGCCAGAAGTTCCATGGGCTTGGCGGTGATGGTTTCCCTTGAAGGACTATCACCGCCCTTTTTACAGCAGGACGCCATTGCGATGACTTCATGCTGTAAACCAGTACAGCCACGGAAGGCATAACTCATTGCTTCCAGTTCGCCCGGTTCGCCGGGCATTTTTTTGCCTGGTGACTGAACGTTACCTTGAAGGTAAGATAACAAAAACATTTAACATCTGGTTTAGACATGTTCGAGCAATTTAAAGAGATCGCATCATCGGCTATTAGCACAACGTCAGAGAGAGTCCGCAACCCAGCACTTGGGGCATTTGTGTTTTCGTGGTGTTCTTTTAACTGGAATCCACTATTATTTTTATTCTTCAGTAAGTCAGGAATTGAAGAAAAAATAAATTATATATCTTCCCATAGTGATGCGTACCACTCACTCTTATATCCAGCTTTATGTGCATTCGCGCTGTGTGTAATAGTTCCATGGTTTAACAATATAGTGGTGATGTTTCAAAAAATTCCACTACAGAACATCGATAACTTCAAACACAACAAAAGCCTCAGGGATGTTAAAAACGCCATAGAATTGCGTAAGCTTGAGGCACAAAGGGACATTACATACGACAGAGTTAAGGTTGAGTTTGAGTCTGAGATTCAATTCTATAAAAATGATTTAATCAAGCACCAAGAGTCTTTGAATTCTTTTTTGCAGGAAAGAGATTCCCTTATTGAAAAAATAATGGCGCTTGAAAAAGAACTTGCAGAAGAAAAAATAAAATCCAATACCAGAATTGCAAATAAGTTTAACTCAAGGAACAATCGCAACACAGACAATGCTGCTTAAAACTTTATGAAAACGGATCGTACTCAGTAATAGCTTTCCCCTGCTGCTGCCGTGGGTCATTAGTTTTCTTGGCTACCGGGAAGGCGAACGTTAGCAGCAGCGCATCACCTTTACCCGGCGAACGCCCAAGTCGCTCTTTGATATCTTCCTTCGGTTCGATAACGATTTTACCGTCCACGCGAACTTTGTACTCTGCCGTCGACAGGTCGTCCGCTGTTTCCTGGTCATCCAGCATCCCGCCCAGCCTCAGCCATGTCTTGCATGAGTTGAACATCTCCCCACGCTTGTTGAGCATCTGCGGGTCAGTAGACGCGCCACCGAACGGAACAAGTTGCCATGTACGACCCTAGCCGTCACCGATTGACTTCAGACCAGTTCCGTAACCGAAGTCGATGAACACTGCGTCAGCCTGGTACTGGTCTTCAAAGTCAGCGATACGCTTCGCCATTATCAGATCGTCAGTGGTCTTGTTGCCAGTCCACAGCACCTTACTGTGCAGCCCCTGCCGCAGGTATATCACAGCGTCATCAACGCCGGAGTATGCAGGGTCAACGCCGATTATCACCGGAGCATGTGCCACCTGCGCAGCAGTTACCACCCGTTTCATTGCCTCGTCAGTAAGACCGGTAGGGATAAACTGCAATTCAGATGCATCAGGAAATATGCCGCGCACACGGATTTTAACGAAGTCGCTGTCTTCCCCGTAGTCATCAACCCATTTCTGTAATTGCTGCTTGTTAGTACCTTCCACCGTCCGGCTGTCAATCTGTGCAGTTTTCCAGCGGTGTTTATATTTGCGGAAACATTCGCGGAAACGCCCGGTGTTACGTGTCGGGTTTCCGAACGCCACCCAGATAATCTCAGTGTCTTCGTCCGTAAGCGCACCCTCAGCAACTTCCCACACCAGATCCGCAATGTTCGACGCTTCATCGAATACCACGATGATGCGTTTGCGCTCATTGTGTAATCCGGCGAATGCCTCAGTGTTGTGCTCAGACCAGGGGATTGCGTCAGCTCGCCACCGCTTGTCGTGCCCAGGGTCATTGCTGTACATCGCGGTAGCGGTACAGGTAAACCAATCTTTCGTGATAGCAAGGTTCGACCACTTGATAATTTCCGGCCAGGTCTTCGTTCGTAGCTGGTTGTCGGTGTTGGCGGTCACCACGACCTTACAATCCTCGCAAGTGGACATGCCCCAGTTGATCAGCATTGAGATGAATGCTGATTTACCAATACCGTGACCAGAAGCACGTGCCAGCATAAGCGGCTGATAGCGCGTCTCTGGATTCTGCAGATGATCACGTATCTCTCGGAACGCATCGGCCTGCCACTGACGTGGACCGGTGGCATGTGCCAGTTCAGTCCCCTCTTCCCCCCACGGGAACGCATAGAGGGCATAGCCAAGTGGATCGTGAGTGAACCCTGCAATATCCTCGATTAACTGCTCTTCAGGAGATAACGCTGTATCTGTCACTGATTACCATCCTGACGTTCTTTGAGTCGCTTCCTGGCTGCTGCTATGCGATCAGCAATTGTCACATTCACATTAACATCCAGACGTTCTTTGAACGCGTTGACATCAACATGCTTACCAATCAGCTCAAGGTTCTTCACCTTGTCAGGCCATTTAATTTTTTTGAGGATTGTCTCTATCGAATCCTCGTTCATGTTCATGATGGTCGATGACAGATCAAAGCCACTAAGCGTAGTACGCCAGATTTTCGGCCACTCACGGATTGGTTTAAGGCTCCCATCGTCGTTGAGGATGTCGATCACGTCCATCTGGTCGATCTCCACCAGGCGCATGAGAACGTAATCAGCACTGACGCGCATTCGTTTGTTGCGCTCCTCCATCAACTCGGCAATCCGTTTCTGAATGCGTTCATCGCGCATCATGACACTGGCTTTAACTGCCGCTGTATTTGGGGAGAATCCTGCGTTAATCGCAGCCTGAGTCTGGTTTTCAGGCGTTTTGATGTATGACTGGCAATAAGCCTCCTGCATTGCTGTGAGCGGCTTAAATTGCGTTGATTTGCGTTTATAGGTTTTAGGTTCAGCAGGCATCATAACCACCGTGGTAATTGTTACCGTTGTGGTAATAGTACCATGCAAAATAAAGCCGCCATAGTTGGCGGCAGTATTCAAAACCCATCAAATTCATCATGCATAATCTACTCGTGACATGTCACACTATTAATTTCGTTTCATGCCAGCCTTTAGTCACCCAGCATTGCGAGTCACCATTACACGGGCATGAATTAACTGGAACTCTCTCGCCGCACTTACCGCAACGTTTTCTGCTGATCGATTTTATACGCCCGCGCACGCGTGCATCATCCTGGCGGATCAGTAACGCTATATACTCACCAAATTCGTAAGGCGCACGCCCGGGGCGACGCGTGGCACAGTTACGCTCCAGCATTTCAATTTCCTGAGCATCAAGCACAATTTCCAGCTTACGCACACCAGATGCAGCTTGTCTGGCTCTCTGAGCGTCTTTGCGCTCTGCTGCTGATTTAGCCATCAATATTTACCTTTATCGCGAACACCTTTACCGGTTTATCGCCGAAGTGCGGATGTGTGATTGTCTTGATTTCATATCCGTCATACGGAACATTAATTCTGCGGCTGGAATCGTCGCGCTTCGGATATCCCTTTGTGATAATCAGGCGGTCGTACTCGCGGAACATAATTCGCTTATTCCAGTAGTCATTACACAGGCGATACTCTTCCGTTTTCTCTCCGCGAATCATGGCATCGAAGTATTCACCTTTGACGGCAAGTTGCAGGTTAGCCACGACCTTCCTCCTTTGGCTTGTGAATTTGTATCGTCATGCCGCTTTGAGTGGTGACTACAACGACAGAACCTGGCTGAAGGCTGTTAAGATTGAATGCTTCGTAAAACGAATCCAATGCCAGTGCTTTTTTATTCTTTCGGTTCCACCAACGCCATCCCTTGCTACAGGCTACATCGACAATCCACTGTCCACTCCTGTAAGCCATATAAAACCAGATGAGCAAAACCTGAAGGAAGGCTATCCAGTCAATAATCGTATATTTCGCGAAGGAGTCCATCACTTCACCTCCTGCGGCGGTTCCGGTAGCCGCATCCAGTCGGTTACATTGCGACTCTGTGTTTCGAAAAGTTCATCACCATTGCGGACAATATCGAAAAACTCTCCGTCTCGATATTGCGCATAAAGAACGAATGCGCCATCACATAAAATAATTACGTGCTGACCATCATCTGGCATTCGCTCACTACAGCTTATCCAACCATCCGGAGTTACCGGAGAATTGCCATTTACCAAGTCAGCTCGAACATATAGCGTGTCATCATGGTGCTGATTGTGGCTGCACCACGTTAATTCGCTTAACTCGCCATCTTCTGGCCATACTCCAGCTGTTTGCAGCCAGATATGGGCTGGCGCATCCTGGCAAGGTGTATTAACTGGAAACTTGTAAGTTTGGCTTACAGGTTGGCTACCCTGAAGCATGGCAGCGTGGCAGGCATCCTCTACGCCCTTAACTGCATCTGCGCAGTAGTTATAGCGATTGCATTCCACTAACTTCTGCTTGAGGATTTCAATTGTTTGCGCGACATCAGCCTGTATTACCGGCGCTGGCGGTGCAGTGTACACAGTACGAAATTCGGCGTTTTCACTGGCGTTATCTTTGACAAACTCGTATTCCTGCTCGGTCAATTCCTGCCATCCGGTCGTCATGCCATTGTAGGGATTTCGCTCGCGATAGAGAGTTACCTTTTCAGCTTCCAGAGATGCCAGTGCAATCCGTGCCAGTTCTTTAAGATTTTCGCTATATGGTGAAGTATTATCACGGTTGATTACGTGATTAGCTGTATCTATGAGAACTTGCTTTTGTTCTTCTCTGTTCATAGTGGTCATCTCACTCTCCTTTGATGCGAATGCCAGCGGCGCGTGGCACATTAACTTCCACGATGCGCACAGTTGGTTTGTACATCTCAATCGCTGTCAGCCAGTCAGCTCCTGTCATGCGCTTTTCCGCATCGCCATTAGTCCACTGAACCGGTACACCAATAGCCTTCATCGCGATTTCTATTTCCCCGGCAATGGCGCTTTTTCCGCAACCAGTAAAACCAGAAACAACGACAAGAACTTCACCTTTGGCTGGTTTTATTTCCCGAGCTTCCAGTTCTGCAATGCGCTTTTTGTCTGCTTCCCGTTCATCAAGTAGTGCCAGCACGGTTTCTGGTCCGGTCAGAAATTTGAAGGCGTTGAGCGCATCAATATCCACACCGTAATCTTTAAGTTCCTGTTCACTTAACAAATCATCATCAGCTGGCAACATTAACAGGCGTTCCATTGCTGGAGTTGCACGTTCCGCCACCTCACGCAATGCCTGGTAATTAATTTCGCTCACTGGTTGCCTCCTTTGCGAAGCTGGGCAGCAAAGTCAACTAACCACTCAGTCATTTCAACCTTCCCTACCAGGTCTGAACCAGGGTGCATACAGCAATCACTCTGCGCCGCTTTGAAATCCTTATACTCATATTCTTGGACCACCAGATTTTTTGCAGCTTCTATAGCAGCATCCACCCCCTGCGCCCGTACTTCAGCCAGAAAAGCATCGGTGGCTGGCATATTTCCTGTTGCCTTCATGGCCTCCAAAATAACCAGAACGCCATCTCGCCCAACCTCATCAGCGATAATCTCGGTGTTGTCGCCAACAACATCGCAGAATGCCTGAACTGCCTTACGAGCCAGCTCATTCTCCGCCGCAAGCGCATTAGCACGCGCCAGTTGCACTTCCAGTTGCGTTGCCAAATCGCTGATCAGCTTTGCCACACTGCGCATATCAACGGCACCACATTCTGCTTTCAGTTCCGAAGCCATCTCATGCCCGGCGGCAACTAACCCTTTGATATTACTTTCCATCTTTACCCTCGCTTATCCACATAACTTATTGATTACATTGATAACTAAAAAGATCGTCGATTCAGAACTCTTCGATGTTCCAGCCATCACCCGCTTTCTTTGTCTTAACCGTTACCCCGATGATGCGAAACGGGTACTGGTCTGCTGCGACTTTGGTTTTCACCCTGGCGTCGTCGGTCCAGAAACCTTTCACTTCGTGTAGTTCCATCTCGCCGGTGGCGAGCATCACAGCAAAATCGGGCGTATAGAACGTGTTGTCAGCTAACCGCAGCTTGATACCCTCGAATCGATACCAGGCGATTTCCCCTGCACGTTTACGCAGCTCAAGGTGCTGGCAATACGCAGATTCTGTTTTGTTCATCTGGCCTGTTTTGAGTCGACCAAGAGCCTGTATCTGTTTTCTCATGATTTACCTCTGAGGTAATTAAAAACCACATAAGACACGAAATCAATAGAGTTTAGAATATTTTGTTACCCAACAGGTAATTATCAAGACGTAAAAAAATGCGCTATCGCGCTGGTATTACTTGATAAATCCTGCCGCCTTTCCCCGCCTGTATTCCTCCATCAGCCACTGCGCCGGTGTTATTCCCCCAAGGGTGGCGGCGTTAGGCATGCACCCGAAACTTCGCCCTGGTGGATGGTAAACGTCTCTCCCTGTGTCCGGAGGTGTACTCATGGGCTCTGGCTTTGCCTGTATGCTGATCACCGGATCGGGTATCTGCTGTCCGGAAGCCACCTTTTTCGCCCAATCATCGAGCAGCCTGCGCGCGTGTTTCTCAACCTCAATCTCGCTAAGCTGGCGCTGATACATTGCACGGCGGGTATCACATACGACCCAGTACATAACCGGATGCCGCCACGGGAATCTTTCGGGACCACCAGGATATAAACTTTTTTCCTTGCTGTACCGGTGAAACTCCGCCATCACATCGTCAATGGTGACGCCAAGAACCATCTTGCTGTCTTTACACCACTTGATAAATTGCCCTGGCGACGGCCAGAACGGAGATTCACTGGCGCGGGCGTGGCGCATACCAGCGTTAACCTGTTCCATTGTAGTGATCCCATTCTCCAGAAACGCAAGCATCCATTGCTTACGGAATTCATTAAGTTTGTTCTGCTCCCTTATGGTCGAAACGCTTGCAGGAAATGCAGCCTGTAACTGGACAAATAGTTCATTGAAAATTCTAGCGACCTGCTCCTTTTTGCCATTGCTGTCACGCCGCTCTTCATGCACAGCAACACCATGCTCACGTAAGCGATCGTACTCATTGAGAAGTTCTGGAGTTGATTTCATCCCACACCCCTTCTATCCAGTCAGTGTTATTCCAGTCAAGCTCATCGCTTTTCCCGACGTTTTTTGATTTTCCCCTGATATGATTTACGTGCCTGGCGAATTTTTGTTCCCACTGAACCTGCGTGAACACTTTGCCCTCAGCCATCCAGTAATCCCGGAATGCAGCAAGTTCAGCAGGTGTAAATTCCGGTTCCGGCAGGGCCGTTCCCCACAGCGCAGCACGCCGTCGAAAATCCGGCGACGGATGCCAGCCATCGGTCATCGGAAATTTCCCAATAGGTTCACTCAGGCCATCCAGAAATGCAGGTTCTGCCACCTGCAACGGCGTACCGTTCGCTTCACTGGTCGGATCACTCTCGCGCGCGTGTGCTATGTGTGGGGTTTTATATATATCTTCCTCTTCCTCTTCCTCTGGTAACTCCTTTTGTAACGCTGTTGGCGTTACTTTTTGCGTTACTCGTTTTCGATGCTCTGCCACTCTTCTATTCGTAAGTGCACGTTTTTTCGATGATTCTCCATTGTGTCGCTCAAAGTTTGGAAGAATTAGTTTGCCGTCATGATAAGCAAGCCATCCGACGCTAATGAGGGCGTCAGCAAATCCTGTAATAAAAGCGAGTCTATCAAGTACTCCTTTTGTAACGCTGCCAGCGTTACCGTCTATTGTTTGCTGGTCAGCCCATGCCCATATACGAACCAGCTTTCCAAGAACAGCATCTGGATCAATACCCAGAATTTCTGCTATCTGAAAAATTTCAGGTTTATCAGGAGTGATAACTTCAACCTTAATCCAGCTGCTTGCCATAGGTTTCCCCTCTTGCACTCTTTAGTGCACAAGCAAATTCATTACGATGGCGGTTGGCGCTATTCATTGCACATTCAACACATGTTCCGTTCAGAACATACCTTTCAGAGAGATGGCCGTGACGGCACCGCTTTCCTGTGAAATAGCGATTTAACCCGGCTTTTGCGGCCTCCATTCTGGTTACTATCTTCAATTTTTCCGCCCCTTTTTGTTATTGATATTGGCTATTTTGCACAATTGGAAAATTTGATCAACCAGATTTGGTTTTTTATTACCTTTGAGGTACGAATAGATATGAAAAGACCGCCGGATGGCGGTCTACAGAGGGTTGTGGATGGATATCATGAGTAGAAGAAGTATGCCAGTTCTGCTTTTGAGCGCAGCCATTGTCTTGTTTTACAGGCTTTAAAAAGCCCATTCATCAATACCTTACCTGGCATTTTGCGCTTACCTGTTAAGTGAGTCTGGATATAGTGACTCGTCGTTCCGGCTTCCTGTGCGAAGGCTTCACGCTCATCCGGAGTAAGTGCAAGCCAGTGCTTTTTGAAATCGAAATGTCCGTTATCGCTCATAGCTATTGCCTGATATTTATTTCAGATAATAAATATTCACCCATAAGGTAACAAAAATCAAGGATAGTTACCTATGAGGTGCATTTACCTGTTGGGTAATATTGCTTTAAATTGAATCATCTACTGATTCATATATGAGGCGATTTTCCAGAAAATGAAAAGTATCCAGGACGTCCGCAGGCAAAATCTCAACGACTTGATCGACCGTGAATTCAATGGTGTTCAGACGCGGATGGCAGAAAAACTTGGAACTCAGGCAAATCTGGTAAACCGCTGGGCTCTTGGCAAGAAGGTTATCGGCGACCAGGTTGCGCGAAAAATTGAAGCTGCCGCCAATAAACCCCGTAACTGGCTTGATATCGATCGCTCGCTTTCTCAGGAAGGTTTTCAGCCTGTCGGCCCAAGCGACATTGGTCAGCTGGCGGCTCACAACCTGGAACGCTGGATGAGCGAAAGCCGCGACCTTTCAACACAGGGAAAACTTCACCGCGCATCCGGCGTCGCCCAGGTAACAATCAGCCGCCTGTTAAACAATGAGGTCAGCGTTTCCATTTCCACCCTGGAGAATGTTGCATCCGCATTCGGGCGTCACGGCTATGAATTACTGATTCACCCGCACGACCCTGCGACCATCAACTATGACCGCTCGCGCTACGCATTGTTACCCGAAACCGAGAAAGCAAAGATCGAAAGTTACATTGAATTTGTCATCAACCAGAACGAAAAAAATAAACAATAAAACTATAGTTTTCAGCAAGTAAGCCGCCTCATGGCGGCTTTTTTATTGCCATCAAGATTACCTTATGGGTAATTTTTTTAGCTCATATCTATTGACATCAAACCAAATACGCATAATCATTACCCCAACGGTAACAGACCGAGGTAACAAATTATGCAGTGGAAAATCATCAACGGTTGGTACTGCGTTACTGCATGCGGATTCATGAGCTGGAAGTTCCGCTCCTTACAGGAAGGCATTAAGTGGGCTTTCGTCAGCAAAGAAGCTCGCGATGTGGCCAACGATAACGAGATATGGGAGGGCTGATAATGAACGTTAATCAGCAGAAAAATCTTCAAAAAATCATGCTGGCATTCGACAAGGACTACCGCCTGTCAGAACAGCTATATGACCGACAAGTTGAACTGATTGAGAGCATCCGACTTCATCAACTGTCCTCAACTTTCGACGTTGTAACAGGCAAAGGCGTTCGTCAGGAAGTACTGGAGGCTGCTAAAGACAGCCCTGAGTTCGAAGAACTGATGGATGCCTACCGGCGCGAGGCAATGGCAATTATCGCCCGCTGGGATCTGGCGGATCAGCTTGATGGACAGAGGGACGCGGCATGAAAGCGGGAATTTATTTCGACATCAGCAACGAAGACTACCACGCCGGTGACGGCGTGAGTAAATCGCAACTGGACATGGTTGCCAAGAATCCGGCGCTTCTTAAATGGGTTCAGGCAGCACCAGAAGACGAAGAGAAAAAGTCTGCACTGGATATGGGAACCGCATTGCACTGTCTGCTTCTGGAGCCTGGAGAGTTCGACAAACGCTTCATTGTTTCACCGAAATTCGAACGTCGGACGAAACAAGGTAAAGCTGACGAAGAGGCATTTCTTCGTGATGTGGCGGATATGGGGATTACGGTACTTGATGCCGAGCAGTGGCGGAAACTGGAGCTGATGCGTGATAGCGCAATGGCTCACCCGGCGGCACGCTGGATGCTGGAAGCACCTGGTTACTGCGAAGCATCAATGTACTGGAACGATGAAGATACTGGTGAGTTGTGCCGCATTCGTCCAGACAAATGGCTGAACGAGCACAACGTGATCGTCGACGTGAAAAAGGTTGCAGATATGGACCGTTTTGCACGCCACATCGAGGAATTCCGCTACCACGTGCAGGACGCAATGTACCGCGAAGGCGCAATGAGGGTTACTGGTCAGCCGCATGGTTTTTTCTTTCTTGCCGTGAGCGAAAGCATTGATTGTGGTCGATATCCGGTACGCGTGTTCGAGCTGGATGCGCCGGATGTCGATGCCGGGCACGCTCTGTTCCGCCGGGATCTGAATACCTATCACGAATGCCGCATCAACGATGAGTGGGGCGGAGTGGAAATTATTAAACGCCCTGACTGGGCACGCAAACAGGATATGTACATATGAGCAACGACATCGCAAACATCAATGCACCAGTAGACACAGCAATCGCTGGAACTGCTGCAACTATTTTCAGCCCAGACGGCTTGAACCAACTGATGAAATTCGCCGAGGTAATGGCGCAAAGCCGCGTAACGGTACCGGCGCACCTCGCCGGGAAACCAGCTGATTGCATGGCCGTGGCAATGCAGGCTGCGCAGTGGGGAATGAACCCGTTTGCCGTGGCTCAGAAAACCCATGTTGTGAACGGCACGCTAGGTTATGAAGCCCAATTAGTAAACGCAGTTATCTCAACGATGTCGCCAACAAAAGATCGCATCAACTACGAGTGGTTCGGGCCGTGGGAACGCGTGATCGGTAAGTTTGTTGAGAAAACATCCAAAAACGGCAATCCATATATCGCACCAGGCTGGACTCTAAAAGACGAAGAAGGCTGCGGTGTTCGCGTATGGGCAACCATGAAGGGCGAGGATCAACCTCGAGTGCTTGAGTTAATGCTGTCTCAAGCACAGGTAAGAAACTCCACACTTTGGGCCAGTGATCCGAAACAACAACTCGCATACCTTGCGACAAAACGCTGGTCTCGCTTGCACTGTCCTGACGTAATCATGGGCGTCTACACACCAGACGAATTACAGGAAACGGCACCGCGCGTTGAGCGAGACATTACTCCGCAAACGACCACTGCTGCGGGAATGAACAGTCTGATCAACGCTAAACAAGTGAAAAAGCCTGATGAGCAAACGCGTAAAGCGGATAGCCGTGATCCAGAAGAAATGCTGATGGCCTTTACCAGCGCAGCGATGAATTACAGCACTGTCTCCGAACTGGATAAAGCTTACAAATACATTGCACAAAAACTTTCAGATGATGACGAACTGCTGGCAAAAGCCACCGACGTTTACAGCGTTCGTCGGGAAGAATTAAACGAAACATCTATGTAACCACCACCGCGGCGCCACGCGCGCCGCACTGCAACCAAGAGAGGTATTTATGAAAGGTGCATTAGGTAAGAAGGAACTCCTGGCGGTGGTGCCACTGTCATGGAGCACTATCGACCGCATGGAGCGCGCAGGGGAATTTCCTAAACGCTGGTATATCACTGACAAACGCTGCGCATGGAACCGTGATGAAGTTGAGCGTTGGCTTGATGAACGTCAGGCAGCAAGCCCGGCAGAGTTCCAGGGTAAAAAGCCTCCTGTTCAGCAACGTGTATATCGTCCTGTGAGCAACGCTGCATGAGTGTGCTGCTAAGGCACTGGAGCAAATGGTCAGGATGGTACTTATTCCTGGCCTCTGTTTCAGCATGGCTTTATCTGCTGGCATTAATTTTCAGAGAGGGTTGGATTAAGTGAAAAAGTTAAGCCGACTTGAAAAATATCACATGAACAAGGTTTCAATGCGCAGTCCGTCAAAGATTGTCGCCGTTACTCCTGCGGCGATAGAGATCGAAAAACGCGCGATTGAAAGAGAGAAAAAAGGGCAGTTCCGCATTGCCGCTCACCTTTGGCTTCAGTGTATGGATGTTGCTTCTGGTGATGTTGAGCGTGCGAGGATCGCGGTTCGCAGGGACCAATGTATCACAAAAGGTAACGGCCTTCGCCGTGGCGACTATAGCGGCATAGGATGTTGTGGGGTGGTTTATGACTAAGAAATACACACTAATCTATGCAGATCCACCCTGGGTATACCGGGACAAAGCCGCAGATGGTAATCGCGGTGCCGGTTTTAAATATCCGGTTATGAGTGTGCTGGACATCTGCCGCCTTCCTGTGTGGGATTTGGCCGATGAAAACTGTCTGTTGGCCATGTGGTGGGTGCCAACACAACCACTCGAAGCACTAAAAGTTGTTGAAGCCTGGGGATTCCGTCTGATGACCATGAAGGGATTCACGTGGATAAAATGTGGTAGTCGACAACCAGATAAACTGGTTATGGGTATGGGACACATGACTCGCGCCAATAGTGAAGATTGCCTGTTTGCGGTAAAGGGAAAACTACCTCCGCGCATTAATGCAGGTATCGTTCAGTCATTTACCGCACCGCGGCTTGAGCATTCAAGAAAACCAGATATTGTTCGTGAAAAACTTGTGCAATTGTTAGGCGATGTTTCTCGCATTGAACTGTTCGCCCGCCAGACGTCTCATGGCTTCGATGTTTGGGGTAATCAGTGCGAAGACCCGGCAGTGCAACTACACCCTGGATACGCGTTGGATATTGCCGGATTAACAAATGCATTCAGCAATGCTCCGCTGTCACCAACAGACAACCAGGGGCGGGAGCGTGCAGCATGAACAGGGCATCACCAGCAGATTTAAGGAAATGCCTTGAAACTGCAAACATGCTTGCACACAGCGGGATCAGGTTTGTTCCAATTCCCGCTGTCACTGATGCTGAATTTGCAACGCTGTCAGCAATATTCGCAGACAAAATTGAATCACTGGCAGCAGAAGCCGAGATGGAAGAAAATCAGCAGAACTATTAAACGTTATTCTCCCGCCATCCACTTCTCAAACTTCGACGGGGAGAACGGAATCAAATCCGTATGCTCCCCGTTAATCCAGGAATCAATCATATCGGCCCACTGCTGCAACATGTAGGCGCGCTGTCTGGCGTATTCCGCTTTGTTATATACGGCGCGCACACTTTTCTGCTCATGTGCCAGGGCCTTTTCAATCCAGTCTGAAGGATAACCAGCCTCATGCAACAACGTACTGGCTGTACGGCGCATATCGTGTACGGTGAAGTCCTGAATATGCTCACCATCTTCATTTATTATTTTCACCGTTCTGTCGATCAGAGAGTTCAGCGCGGCATTAGATAATGGCTTCCGGAAGTTGTAACGACCAGGAACCAGATATTCACTTCCACCAGCGCACATCTGCAACCCGACCAATATATCCTGTGCCTGTTTAGGCAGGTAAATAACGTGCGCCCGGCTTCCCTTCATGCGGTCTGAAGGAATTGTCCATGTCCATTTTTTAAAATCTATTTCATCCCACGTTGCATTGGTGAATTCGCCTTTACGAACCATGGTGATAAGCACCAGCTTTAAAGCCATTTTCATAGTGCCCATAGCACCAATGGCATCCAGCGTGCGGAAGAACAGGCCAACTTCTTCTGGTGTCAGTGTTCGCTCTCGTGGTTTAAATATGGCGATAGACGAAGGTTTAATGTCAGCCGCAGGATTAAACAAACCATGACCACGGTCATTGGCGTGACGGTATACGCTGCTGATGATCTCCCTGGCCTGCACTGCTGTTGCCCGGCCACCGCGTTCGACAATCCGGTCACACAAATCACGAACCATCGATGTGGTAATTTCAGCCATCATTTTGTTGCCAAGAACCGGAAGTATGTCACGGTCGATCACTGCCTTCTTCATTGCGCGGGTACTTTCAGCAAGGATGACGTGTTTCATATAACTGTCGGTATGTACCGTAAACGTCTCGGCACCACGAATCTTTTTGATACCGTCACGTTTAGCCGCAGCCGGTGACTGGCCTGCTTTAAGCAGCTTTTTTGCAGCAATCAGTTCTTCCCGCGCTTCTGCCAGGCTGATACCGTCACGCCCATACTGCCCGATTACCAGTGTTTCGCGGCGACCGTTGATACGGTAGTCATAGCGAAATGAGACCGTACCTGACGTAAGCACAGCTACATACAGCCCGTCACGATCGGAGACTTTGTACAGTTTGTCCTGCGGCTTGAGGTTTTTTAATTTTGTATCGGTAAGCAC